GTTCCGGCACGATGCTGAGGAACTTCCGCACGAGAGTTGATCGCTTCCACAGGATGACGGGCATAAAGAGCTGCGGTTTCCTGTGCATTCAGCACCTGCTCGCCGCCGCCGAAATAGACCAGCTCCGGACCTTCTTCGCCGACAAGGGCATATCCTCGTTTCGCGCTCGTTGTGCCGGAAGCGTACCCTGTTCCGCCCGTGACATCTCCGCCTCCGCCGCCGCCAGCTCCAAGCGCGTTTTTGGCAGCCTGCGCGATCCGGGCATACGCAGCTGTAACAGCCGGCAGCATCCCTTCCGCGGCATTGATATAGCCCTGGATGGTTGCCCGGCCGCTCTCTGCCGCCTCGCCGCTCAAATTCATGGCTTCGATATCCGCCGCAAGCTCCGCCTGCAGCTCGTCCATGGTAGCTGTGAAGTCGGTTTTCAGATCCGCGATGCTGCCGGAAGCGGCCTCCTGCTCCGCTTGGAGCGTCTGCCAGTTGGCAACCATGGCGGCCAGTTCTTCATCGCTGGCCGAGGCCATACCCGCAATCGCATTAACGCTCTCCTGGGAGCCATCGGCGAATGTGGCGATCACATCACTCAATCCCGCGATCTCACTGCTCCGGGAAGACAGGGCTTCGAGATTGGCATTGTAATTCTGCCAATAGGACACCTGGCTTTCCAGCGCGTCGTTGATGCTGCCGGCGCTGGTGGCCGTGACCGCCGCCGCTTCATCCCAAAGGGCGTACTGCCCCTGAACGCTGGACAGCGCAGCCTCATAAGCCTCGTTGTATTTCGCAACCAGGTTTGCCATTTCATTGCTTGCGGTGGCAATGGCGCTGGTGAGCGCGGCCGTGGAATCCGCGCCGTCCGCGGTGGCCCCGGTGTACTCCTCCATGATGGCAACGCATTCATCCTGCGCCTTCTGGTTTTCCTCCAGCGCGGCCGTCGTGTCGGCAAGCGCGGTTTCGTAGGCCTCCAAGGATTCCCTTGCCGCCTGGAGCTCCGCCTGCTCGTCATGCCATCCGCTGCCGATGGACATGCCCCCGGTAGAGGACGATTCGCTCATGGCCGCGGTGAATGCCGCCATCGCCGCGGCATAGCGTTCCTGTGCGGCCGCATAGCCGGCCTCCGCCTCAGCTTGATCCGCTTCGAGGGTGGCGGCGCTCGCCATCAGATCAACATAGTCCTGGTAGCTCTGGTTGTAACGCTGCTGGGACGCCTCGGCTTCGGCTACCGATTTCAGCCGATCAACAAATCCAGCGCCGCCGGCGATGACCGCGTCATAGTTCAAGCCAAGCTCCGGCAGGCTCGTATTCAGATGGTCGATGATGGCCTGCATCTGCGCATGTGATGCAGCGGTGATCTCGTTCTGCCCGGCCAGCTCCGCCAGCTTATCGATCAAAGCGACGGTGCTTTCCTCCTGCTGGTCGATACCTCTGGCCGTATCCTTATACCCCTGCACGACCTCCTGATTGGCCGCAACATTATCCGCGACCTGCTGGGAGAATTCTTCAAGGCTCTGCTTGTTGTTTTCGTACTCCGCCGTGAGCTCTTCGATCTGCCATTGGAGGCTCTGGGCCTCATAGGAGGTCTCGCCCATGGCGCTGGCGGTTTCATCGTATTGCGCTTTAAGCTGCTGAAGCTCGAAATACTGTTCACGGGACGCCTCCGACAGCCCCCGTATTTCCGCTGCTTCCTTATCGACTTGCGCGCTGTGTGCTGCCGACACCGCAACCAGCGCGGCAACCGCGCCCACAGCCGCCAGAATCGCCGCTGTCGGCCCCGTAAACAAGGCGGCAAGGTTAAGAGCTTTTACGACCTTTGCGATGGCTGCATACGCCGTGAGCCCGGCTGTGGCGGTGCCTACCACAGCGACAAACGCCACGATTGCTTTCACCAATCCTGGATTTTCCTTGACGAACTCATTGACCCCACCGAGCACATCCGTGCCGATACTGTACAGAGATCGCATCTCCGGGATGGCCTGTTCTCCGATGGTTGTTTTCAATGCCTCCCACGCGGAATTCATCAGCGCCAGATCGCCGTTCATGTTGTCCAGCTTAATGGCCGCCATCCGCTCGGCAGCCCCGGCGCAACCGTCAATGCTCGCTGAGAGCGAGGCATAATCTTCGTCGGTTGCATTGAGGATCGCCAGCAGGCCGTTGTAGCCACGGGCGCCGGCAATCGTCATGGCGTTGTTGACCCGCTCCGCTTCGGTCATCTGCTCGAAATACCCGCGCAGCTCATTGATGGTATCCCCGAAAGATTTCATGGTGCCATCCGCCTGCACGGCAGTATATTCATACTCCCCGAATGCTGTGGAGGTCAGCGTAACGCCCTCCAAAAGCCCGTTGAAGGTGTTCCGCAGGGCCGTTCCCGCAATGCTGCCCTTCACGCCGCTGTTGGCCATGAGGCCCACGGCCATGGCCACATCCTCGATGCTGTATCCCAGAGCGCCAGCGATGGAAGCGGACATTTTGAAGGTCTCGCCCATGATGCTGACGCTCGTATTGGAATTCGTAGCGGCTGCGGCCAGCACATCGGAGAAGCGGGCCGTATCCGCCGCCGTGAGGCCGAACGCGGTAAGGTTGTCCGTCACAATATCGGACACCATAGCCAGCTCTTCCCCGGATGCAGCGGCCAACTGCAAAACGCCGTCCATGCCGGACATCATTTCGGCAGCGTCCCAGCCCGCCATGGCCATGTATCCCATTGCATCGGCGGATTGCTGGGCTGTGAACACGGTGGTTGCGCCCAGCTCCTTGGCCAGCGCGGAGAGTTGACCCATTTCACCCGCAGAAGCGCCGGAGAGCGCGTTTACATTGGACATCGCGGCCTCAAAGTCACCAGCGACGCCGATGCACTCCATATAGGCCTCTGTGATCTCCTGTAAGGCTTCCACGAGCCCTGCTGCGACAATCGCATTCTGGATTGCTTCGAACGCCTGGGCTGATTTCTCGCCAAAAGAGGCGGCTCCGTTGGCCGCCTCTTCCTGTTTGCCTTTGAGTTCATCGATCTTCGCGCCCAGCTGTGCGCTCTGCTGCGCCAGATTGCCGGTATCGACGCCTGCTGTTTTCAGCGCGGCGTCCATATCGTTGAGCTTTTGGGTCTGCTGGGTCAGCTTTTCGCTGGTGCGCTCGATCTGCTGCTGCTTGGAGAGCAGCTTATTTTCGAGATCGGCGCTGAAGGTGCCGGTCTCCTGTATTTCCTTCTGGATATTGTCGTATTGCTGTTGGAGAAGGGCCAGCTTTTGCCGGGTCGATTCAACGGCGCTCTGCTGCTTCTGAAATGCGGAAATATCAGCCTGGGTCTTGCTGAGGGCCATAATCTCCTTCTGCATGGCCATGACCGCGGCCTGCGCTTTTGTGAAGGTCGAATTAAATCCGCTTCCGAGCTGCGCGGTCATAGAAAAGAGCATCGTGTATTCTTTCAAACTCGGCATTCACAGCCCTCCCTTCTATCGTCGTTTCTTCCGTTGCTTTCGAATCCACTTGTGCGACTGCTCCTGTTCCTCTTTGGCGACTTCGTTATGCGCACGGATCCATGGTCTCAATTCGCGCAGCGGCAGACGCAGCCAGAAGTCAACCGGGGTGCAGTTGGTTTTGGCAAGGATCAAGCATTGTTTTCGGAGCCAGAGGCCTCCATCGCTGGCTACGACCCCGACCTCAATAAAAAAGACCTTGCCCGGCTGCGGATTTTGTTGTAATCGCCAAGCGGCATGGCCAAAAGCACATTGTGGGCGATCTTCTCAACGCAGGCTCGGACAGCCATGCGGCTCAAATACTCGCCGGAGAATTCAGCCGCAAGAAGCGGCTTTCCGAGGGCAGCCATCTCGTTCTCAATGTCGAGGCTGTCCTTCGCAGTGAGTGCGCCCCAGCGGAAGGTCAGTTTTTCATAGGTCTTCCCTTCATAGGAAAAGGGTTTGGCAAATGTATGGGTGTATTCATCGCTGCCCGCAGCAGACGCCGCTTCCACGACCGCGTTGAATTCGGTTTCGTTGATGATGGCGTCCTTTTCGTTGATGATGGTATCCTTGCTCATGTTGCGTGCTCCTTTCAGATAAAGATTGAGGCGACGGGAGCTGCCCGCCGCCTCCGTTGGTTACTTACCGAGGGCCTTGCGTACATCGGCCAGGTAGTCCACCCCGCCGACATTGCAAATCTGGTTGAACGGGTCGATCTCCCAGAGCGTTTTGCCGTCCTTGTATCCTGCATAGTAGTACACGCTGTACTCGCCGGAGGTGTCGGCCATGGATGCCGGGGCCACAGTGCCGGGCGAAGTCGTCTTAGGCACCACGACCATGACATACTTATCCGCCTGGATTTCCTTCGCCACGGCGGTGGTGTCCCAATACTGCTCGGCCACCCGCAGGTCAATGTTATGGCGCCTGGGGGCCATGAGGGAGGTCGCTGCATCGGTGACGCTACGGAAATTCAGCGTCAGCGTCATGGCCTCCACCATGCCGATCAGCACCGCATCGATGTTGCCGGTGATCCCGGCGCCGGT